ATTCCTCAACTATCTCGTTTATAAAAAGTATTTATTTAGATATGAAACTATTTGAGTTATTAGTATCGGAAGATGACGATATGAGTGGGGTTCAATACCTCTCGCTTGTAAAAGACCCCGCAACCCAAATCGCTTGGGAATATTTTGGAGATGAATCAAACCACCACGACTGCGAGTTAGACCATCATAATTTTAGTTCTGACGAACTTTCTGTATTAGACCAATACGGAACTCCACTTGATATGAGAATGTTGAAGGGAGCAAAGATTACTCCCGTTAAAGAGACATATACGATGGAGGGGTTCGTATCAGTTCCCCCGATTACTTCCAATCCGAAGCAGTTTGACCTCAAGAGTGGAGATGGAACAGAAAATAACTCAATCACAAGATACATCTATGTTGTAGATACAGCATTGGGTGCTCCACTTATCAAGACCTCAAGAGCATTATGTCGTAAAATGATTTTAGCTGGTCGTGTGTTTTCAAGAGGAGACCTTGATAATCTATCACAAAAGTTCTCAAATAGTAGTGATACATTCAAGTTAGTATTCCGTAGAAACATCTATTCACAGGTAGATTTTTTCTTGTATAAGTCGGGAAAATATTGTAGGCACAGGTTCTTCCAAATAGAGTTTCCACTAAATCAAGGGGAAACTTATGAAGAAGCACTACAGAGAATACCTGAAAAAGCAATACAAACCAAGAGAGCTATTCAGATTGGGGGAGTAGGTCGTCCGTTCGTGAGTGAGTGGAGTTTAGACCCACCCAAAAAAGCTGTTGGGTTTAGTGAAGATAAGGACGATGTAAATGAGAGTGAATCTACTGGTTCAGACCCTATCGCATTCCATATGGGATTGTTTTTTTACAAGACCCGAGCAGCAGCTCTAAAAGCAGAACCATCAGCAAAAATTATCACAAAGGTAAAACTTTGTTATGATGCTTTGGATTATGGAGACCCTATGCCAGGTGATATGTTGCCTATTCCCGATGACCCTTGTGTTATGGGATTCACCCCCGTTGATGTATATTCAGAATATTTTGAGGGTAGTGCTGAAGTCCTTGATAAGTTTCAAGTGAGACAGAACTTCGCACGAGTTCCCGAGTATATCCGTGAGGTTGCTGAAAGAGCTGTCAAATATGCTGAAGAGAATGGTTGGGGTGATTGTGGAACTGATGTTGGAAAAGGAAGAGCATCTGATTTAGCTGACGCATCTTACAACGCATCTGTTGATATTTTGACCCGTATGTATTCTTATGGTTCAAGACACAAACAAGATTGGGAATCATCCAAATCTTTTGAGGACGGATGTGGAGCACTTATGATGGCTTCTTGGGGATTTTCCCCTACTAATTACGAACAAGCTATGAACTGGTTGGAAGGTGAAATATCTCGTGCTACGGAGATGAATATCGCATTTAGTAAGGACGAATATATGGGAGATATTACCTCTGTTGTGTTTGTCCCCGACCAAAAGATTTATCGTTGGGATAGACAGACCAATTCTCCATATTGGGTGTTTATGAGTAAGGAAACCATTAAGAAGATGTTGATGAAAATCTCTCGTCTTAAACCAAAGAACTTAATCAATTTGGAACACTCTGGAATGGTATTCTCGGGTGATGATGTTTATACATATGAGAACTGGTTAGTTGGAGAAGACCCTGAAAGGGACAAGTCCTACGAAATCTTTGGTAGAACCTTTCCAACTGGAACTTGGATGACTACAATTCACTTTAGAGATAAGAGATTATTTGAGGAGTTTATTGTCTCTAACAGAACTCAAGGAATCAGTTTAGAGGGGTTGTTTGAGGAAGTTCCGTTCAATTTCTTTGACACAAAACAAGAAATGGAACATAACGGAATACTTGAGGATAAAGATATGGTTGATGGAATTATTGAATTGCTTCTCAAGGTTGATGACTTGGAAAACAGAAGAGAAATGGTAAAGGATGTAATCCGTGATTTTTCTCTGAATGGTGTTTATTATGATTATGATGATTTCATTACTCGTCTTGGTCTGACCGATTTTGGATTTGATTTTCCAAGTGGAACTTGTTGGGAAGGATACGAACCTTACGGAACAAAAATCGTAGATGGTAGAGAAGTCCCAAATTGTGTTCCCGTATCAGCTAAAAAAGAAGGATTTGTTTATCCAAGTCCTGGTGAAACTGAAGGGGATTTCATCGCTCGTTGTGTAGATTATGTTATGAACGAGGGTGAGACAGACCAACAAGCTGCTCTTGGAAGATGTTATGGTATGTGGAATAGAGGTGATTTCCAAAAGGTGGAAGCCGAGGCTTATCCCTGGAACGAATGTATCGCAGATATGACCGAGAGATATGGTGAGAGAGCAGCTCCTCGTATCTGTGGAAAAATCCGTTCAGAGAATATGAGTATGGCTGGTATGGATGGGGGAGTTCCTTATTATACCACTCAAGGTGAGGCTGAATTATTTGCCGCTAAAATAGGGTGTGAAGGTTTCCATATGATGGGAGAATACTTTTCACCTTGTAAAACTCACGCACAAGCACAAGAGGCTTATGACGCTGAAAATATGTTATTGTTAATTCGTGATTTATTAGCAAAAGCAGAGAATAAAGATTTGTGATTTTTATTCACTATTTATAAACAAAATAAACAAAAAGAAAAAAATATGAAAAATATTGAAATCTTACAAAAAGTCGCTGATTTAGTTGGATTTACTTTTTCATCATCACACAAGTTCGCTGAAGTAGAATTAGAAGGTGGAGTAATCATCTCTAACCAAACTGAAGGTGAGTTTATGATTGGTGATGTAATCGCAATCAAGAACGAAGACGGGACTTTCACAATCGTTGGAGCAGGAGAACACAAACTCGCAGGAGATGGTGGATTATTCATCACAGATGAAGAAGGTAAGTTAGTTGAGATAAGACAAGAAGGTTCTGAAGAGGCACCTGTAATCGAAGTTGAAGTTGAAACTGGCGACCAGAAAGAAATGATGGAATCAGCTAAAATCGCAGAGTTGAAAGCTGCTATTCACGATGTGTTATTCGCATTTGAGAAGCAATCTTCAGAGATGGCTGAACTCAAAAAAGATTACGAGACCTTTAAGAAGTCCTCGGCTTACACTCCATTAAAGGAGGATAAACTAATAACAAACGCATTCTCAACCGACCACAGATACGAAGTATTGAAAGAGTGGAAAGAGAGAATGAGAAAATAAAAAAATTAAATAAAAAAACTATTAAAATGAGAAATCTAAAATCTTTCGCATTTGATTTTGATACTAATGCTATGTCTGACTACTTGAACGCAAACGCAGACGAGCTTCTACACAAAATCGTTATGGATACTACAGAGGCACAATTCTATAAGGTTATGCCTAACATCAAGTTCGGTGAGTTAGTTCCTGTATTCGAGACTGGTGATATTGATACTATCGCTACACCTGGCAACGGATGTTCTTTCACAGGAGGAACAATCGTAATGTCGGAGGTTGAACTCCGTGTATGTCAGTATAACATCGAGAAATCTTGGTGTCCTGCTGACTTGGATAGAACCATTATGTCTATCAGATTAGCTCCAGGTTCTTACAACGAATCAGCAGGTGCTGGTGTTGAAGAAGCTTTTGCTAATGACATCTCAAAGAAAGCTAATGTATATGCTTCAAGACGCTTCTGGAACTCAACTACAGCTGTTGAAGGTTGTAGTGGTGTATTGGAGCAACTTGAGAGTGCTGCTATTTCAGGTGATGTTGTAAATAAAACCTATACAGCTATGACCGCACAGAACGCAGTTTCCGTGTCAGACAGCTACATCCTTTCACTTCCTGACCCATTAAAACCAATAACTACCATTATGGCATTGACCCACTCTGACTTCCAAGCTCTTCAATTAGCTTTGAGAAACCAGAACCTTTACCACTTTGACCCTATCACTTTGGCAAACGGACAAATGGCAATCCAAATCCCATTCACTAATGTAATTGCTATTTCTACTGAAATCGCAGCAGGACATATGGTATTGACTAACCCTGACAACCTTCTTTACGGAACTGACCTATTGTCTGACATCACTTCACCTGTTTCTTGGTGGTCTAATGACTTCCAACAAGTTAGATTGAAGTTGGCTATGAAATTGGGCTCTGCGGTTGCTTTCGGCTCACAGGTTGTATATGCTTCCTAAAAAATAAACATTTGATTAAAATAATATAAAAATGTCCTATAATTGCTGTATTACAAACGGGTTGGAGCTCTCATCGTGCGTCAATAATGTTCCCGGGCTCGACTCTCTGTATGTGCTGACTTCAGGAACAGGAACTACCTGTTCTTTAGACGCAATCACCTACTCTGGAACTGGAGAGGTAATTGCTATAAGTGGAGCATCATCAGGATTGGAGTTTAAGAAAGTTGATATTGTTCGTAATTCATCCGCTGCGTTGAACGAGAGCACCTCAATCAATTTGGAGAGTTTAGGTTTCACCTACAACACTCAACTTATCTTCACAATCCCTGGTCTTAACCAAGATGCTACTAACCTATATCAGGAAATCGTTCAGAATACCGAATCTTACTTCATCGTTAAGTTGAAGACAGGAAAGTATTTCTTGGCTGCTCCTGGCGGTATGTTTATTGAATCTGCGACTATCGCATCTGGCAGTCTGCCAGGAGATTCTCAGCTTTACACGCTGACCTTGACTTCTAATTCTACCATTTCTGTTCCACAGATGTCAATATCTGGAACTCTAACTGCGTGGTTGGCTGCGAACTCTAACATCACTCTTGATAGAGAGTAATCAATAACCTATAATAATTGAAGGGGGGATAAAACCCCCCTTTTTTTTAGCCTATGTTGGAAATCAAAAAAGACCTTAAAGTAAGAAATGGGACGGAGGTTGTTTATTGTAATCGGTATAAACAACGAGAATTACGATTGGATTTTGATAATTCCAAACTATTTATAATAGTAGATTTTTTCAGAGACGATATAACATTATTCACACGAGAATATGAGGTTGGTGTGTGTGGTGATGTTGATGTAAATAAATTGATTGACGAGTTGAATATTAGATTAGCAAATGAGCTACAATCCTAAACAAAAAGCATTGGAGAGAACTTACTTTCAAGGGGAGTATGTTTATAACTATGGGGGATATGTTCCCGCTATTGTTTTGGAACCAGACCCAACTCCTTCTCCAACTCCCTCAATCACTCCAACAAAAACTCCAACTCCAACTCCGAGTTCAACAAGGACAACACCAACCCCTACTCCAACGAATACCAAGACCCCAAGTCCGACACCTACCAAGACCCCAACAAATACCCCTACGAAGACCTCAACACCTTCTACGATTGTTTATACCTATTTGGGTAGGACTACACCAGACCAACCTGACGGAATTAGTGCTTGTGCTAATTACTTAACCGCTCGTGGTTATGTTGGATTGAAACCTTTATCAGCTCTTATAGTTGGAAATTATATCTACGACGCATATCCATCATCTCCAACGAACGGAGGAGGTAATTGGGTTGCTCTCAAGGTCGGTGGAGTAGGTCAGGGATACGCTTTCCAAATTGATTCAACGGGGCAGATTATAGACACTTATACTTGTTAAGATGGCGGACAATAGATTTAATAAATCATTAGAGGAACATTTCATCAATAATGATACTCAATATAATTTTGGGGGTTGGACGCCAAGAAGAGCCCTTGATACAGAAACTCTATTTGTGGTTGGTGGCTACTACCTGACTGATAGATTGGGATACTCTTATGATGGATTGATTTGGAGTGCCTCTACTAATGGTGATGTTTTGTTCCAAAGTGCCGTGTATTCTGTTGAATATGGTAATAATATGTGGGTTGTTGGAAGTCAAAAAACCCCTCCCTTACCAGGATTATTAGCAAATAGTTTAGGATATTCCTATGATGGAATTACTTGGAGTGCTTCTACAAATGGTAATAGTTTAATCGGGGCAACACTTGATATTGCTTGGAATGGTAGTATGTGGGTTGCTGTTGGAATTGGAACACCGAGCGATGTTGTATATTCTTATGATGGAAAAACTTGGAGTGCGGCGACAAACTCCTCTACAATTTTTTCTAATCAAGGTCGTTGTGTTGTTTGGAATGGAAATATGTGGATTGCCGCAGGAACAAATAACACAACAATAGCGCGTTCTTACGATGGAATAAATTGGACTTCTTCAACATTATCAACTTCGGTTTTATCAACCCCAAGAGCAATCGCAACTGATGGTTCTATGTGGGTTATTGTTGGTAGTTCTACAAATATAAATAACCCCCGAATAATTTATTCGTATGATGGAATTACTTGGAGTGGAGCAACTCACCCAAACAACCTGTTTCCAAATCAAGGGTTGTCGGTTGCTTGGAATGGGACTATGTGGGTTGCGGGGGGACAACTTCCTACTTCTTCAACAGACCCTCAAATAGCATATTCTTATGATGGGATTACTTGGAGTGCTTCCACAAGTGGAAATGCGGTATGGGGACAAAGTGTTAATGGTATTACTTGGAATGGATATAAGTGGGTTGCTTGTGGAGCCGACCAAAACTCTTTAGGTTATTCTTTTGATGGTATAAATTGGAGTGCTTCCACTAATGGTAATATTGCTGTGGGCGCATTTGCTTATCAAGTAGCATCTAAACCATCTCCCAATTTATTCCCCCCACGATAATATATTAGAAAGTATTTATAGAGAATGATTTACATAGAACAAAATGCTCTGAATAAGATTTTCGTAGATGTATCCTCTGCGACTGGCACAACCCCAACTTTTTTATGGAACTTACAGAACTCACAAGGGATGAATATCAAAAACTTCATACCTCGTGATATTACTGCTACATACCCATCTCAATATGCGGGGAAATACAAAGTATTTGAGTTCTCAACAATTCCAACCTTACCTGAAAATCTAACTCCAACTGGAACGAGTGTGGTTAATATCTATATGCCTAACTTGAATCAGTTTTGGTTAAGTATTTACGAACAAGCCTCGTCCTCTAATCTGAATCCAAATAATGCGGTGAGGGTATTGAACTCATTAGCATTTTCATTTTGGGATAAAACTCAAGAATATTATTCAGGTAATCCTGCTAATGTTGCTGATAATGTAATTTATTATAGTGATGGTGGTGCTGTTGTTCCTACCCCATCTCCAACGAGCACTACAACTCCAACACCAACGAGCACCACAACACCAACACCAACAACCTCGTCTGCTCAACCAACTCCAACACCTACATCGACCGCATCACCGACTGCGACTCCGACATTAACTCCAACGACCACTCAAACTCCGACATCAACGGAGACACCTACTCCTACCCCAACTCCAACTTTGAGTCCAACTGCGAGTTATACACCATCGCCAACACCAACCTCTACTTTAACCCCATCTCCGACATCATCTTTGACTCCAACACCTACACCAACCAACCCGAACTTATTTGTAATTGGTGAAGGTTTTGATAATACAGGTCAGTCGATTTATATTGATAGTTCAGGAACTATTTTCGTTGGGGGTCAATTCTACGGATACAACAACACTCCAAGTTGGGGTCTAGCAAAACTGAATAGTTCGGGTGCTATTGATACGACATTTGCTGCTGGTTCTAATACCTTACAATACAGCGGTGGTATATTTGGAATGCTTGAAGACCAAACTGGAAACTTCTTATATGTATGGGGAACTTTCGCTGCGGGTGGTAGTCAAAGAATAGTCAAACTTAATAAGACAACGGGATTGAATGTATGGACGCCTCAAGTTGTAAATGGAACGATAAGTGATTTATGTATCAATCCAGCAAACGGAGATGTGTTTATTGTAGGTCAATTTACACAAGTAGCGGGATTGGGTAGAACAAGAATAGCACAATTCAATAGTGCGGGTGTCCTTCAAGCAAATAATTTCGGTAGTGGTTTTCCAGCAAACCCCTTCTATTGTTTCTTCAATACAAATGGAAACCTAATTGTAGCGGGAACATTTACCACCTATAATGGAATTGCCGCAAACAGAATTGTTGAATTGAACTCTACTACTTGGGCGAATACTGCTCTATGGGGAACTGGTGGTAGTGTTGGTATAAATGGTATATTCCAAAATACTACATATGGGGATTACATTATTGTAATGAACGCTGGAACAATAAACG